AAGCAATAAGTTTCCGCGCTGTGATGATTTCATCTAACCCAATACCGTCTATATTCTCACGAACACGGTCGAGGTACTGGCGTAAGTCGCGAGGAATATCACTGGTAACTGTGGGTAAACTAGGCATTTGCAAGCTCCGACATTGAATGCGCCATGGCGATAGAGAAAACTTCAATTGAGCCTTCCACTTGAACTTCCCAGTCGCGGCCCCGCTTTGCAGGTAAACGAAAAGGGTCTCTGGATTGCACTGTTTGGGTGTGCACCAAAGTTCCGTCCGCGTAGAACTTCATGGTCATAGGGTACGCTTCCGCTTCTAACTGCGCACAGGCAAAGCTCATATCATGAGGCATGGTAAATTTCTTAGAGCGCCAGATGTACGACTTAGCCGAGCCTTCCTGCCAAACCTTTAAGGACTTATCAGCAAAGGTGAGAAACAGTTTGTCTCTCTGCAAGTCTTGGAAGCCCGCAGTTGCGTACATATCGTGGAGAATAAACTGACGACTTGTTATGTCGTAGATAAAGCCGCCCTGTGTCGTCCCGTTGTCAAAGAACGCGATGTACTGGTTGTCTTGTTGATACGCATGAATCGTTTCAGGTTTAAAGTACGCCTGCCACTGCTTAAAGCTAAAGTACTGGTCTGTAATAATCTTAGACCCGCCCGGAGACAGGAGCATAAGACCATCAGGTGCTGCGTAGATAACACCGCCGCCAAAGCTAACGATGCTTTCTTTAGATACGCACGCTTGTTCTAGGTCTGACTTGACGACCGCCGTCACACTGGGGTGAGAACCCTGAACGAAATATGGGTTGCCTGTAGTCAAAACCGCAAGCGTAGTATCCATACGCCCTAGCCCCACAATGGGGTAGTCGATAGTCTGGATATAGTTTTCAGGCCACGCGTGAGGACGGTACGGTTCGCAGAAGTATAAGTCCCTGCCCACAAATCCAGCCATCATGCCGTTGGGTAAGTTGATAAGACCTTGTAGCGCAGCTGGAGGTTCGGCCCAGTAAAGGGATGGTATCTCTTCCGCTAGATCATCAGGGTCAACATCATCTGGAAAACTGCCTTGAGACACGGGTATCTCGGCGACCAACAAAAACACGCCTGAAGTCGAGCGGTATATACGCCTATGGGTAACGATGTAACCAGAGCCGGGAACAGCCGCGAAGTTACTTAAAGTAACAGTCTGGGTTGTGCGCACATCAACAGACGTTGACGCAGGTGCAGGTGCGGATTCAATCTCCCGTCCTGCTTCCTTGTTTACGAACGAGTAGGTGTAAACGCGTGTCTCAACCGTTTCGGTATCATCCACGGCTCCGCTCACAACAGCTGATGCAGCGGTCGGGGGCGATGGTAGTCCTAGAGGTCGAGAAGCCGCAGGGTAATTAGTGCCTGACAGTGCAATACCAGAATGCGTGGCTTTAGGTGCGCCGTCGCCTGTGAAGAATGTCCACTCTGACGTGTCCCCTGCAATCTGACTGCGACAAACATTTACTTCGGCAGGCCAGTGAAACCAGTGCTGAGTATCAGAAACATTATCCTGACCGTAGCGATAGATAGTTTTGATAGTCCCAGACTTCTCTAAAGTCAGAAGTGAGCTACCCACGTCTTGGATGGGCTGTATGCTGCCAGCGAACACAGGGCAGTTGAGCGCGGTCTGCGCTTGATTATCTTTCAGATAACGTGGTGGTATCTTAGGCGCTATGCCTCCGAAAGATTTTATTGCAACAACTGCCATGTGCTAACTCCTCAACTTGTTACGCAGTCATAGCAGCGTAGGTTTTTGGACCAACAATGCCATCAGACGTAAGATTATTTTTGCTCTGCCAATCGAACACGGCGAGTTGGGTCATCTTCCCAAATATACCGTCAGCATCTTGGCCTAGCGCTTTTTGGACGTTCTTAACCTCCTCGCCACGTGATCCTATCTTTAGTAAGACCGGCGCAGCCTTGGGTTCGTACGTTCCCCCGAGGACTTCCAGCGCCTTGTGGAAGTGATGTTCACGGTCTTCAAGGCCGATGTACCCACCATTGATGCGCTTAGTTGCCCCACGAATGTCCTGTTGATCTGCATACGTGTTAACATTATTACACGCCCAGAACCAACAAGCACTTTCAAGTGCGCCCGTCTTTGTCTGTAGGTACTCTAGCGTGTCCTCTAGGGTTTTTCCAATGCTTGATGCGAAGGCGGAGTGATTATTTTTGCCGGTGAGTTGGATGACCCCGAAGCCACGGTGTTTCCAGCCGTCTCCGGACTCAGTATCGCCGTTACCCATGCGATCAGCATAGACGACATTAGCAATGCGCTCAGGTTGACGATGGTAATCATCCGCGTTCCTACCCGCATTTTTGAAGTATTTCGCGAATACTGCATCTAACCCTTTCGCACTGTAGTTAAGGTTTTCCTCAAGCACATCAAAGTTACGGCTTTCGTGGCCGCACTGAGCGAAGAACATCGCCACGCGATCAGACGTGTTGATGTCGTACTTGGGTAATAAGTCTTGCACCGGCTGGAGCCAGTCGGCCCACTCTTTGTTGCCGTGGAGCAAGTGCTCAAGTTGTTGTTCAGTTACTTTCATTTCTTTCCCGATCCTTTTTGTTAAGGGCTTCCACAGTACCTATTCTTATAATCAACTCATGCACTCGGTCTTGCATCTCACGTAGTTCCATAACATCTCTGTCTAACCCTTCGATAAGCATATCCTGCCGCGCATCTGCTGGGAGCGACCCGAGTTGGCCCCTAGGCCACAAAATTCTAAACTCAGAGTTCGACTCAATCTCAACCGCAATCATGTCCATGTTGTGCTCCAAAGCCGTCAACCTAGATTCCACGGTAAAGTAAGCCATAGTCGCAATCGCAGTAAACGCGATCATACCCAAGATGTTTTTGAGCGGTATCGTAAACTCGGACGTCTCAGAGAGCTTTGTCATAAATCAGTCCTGTTTCTGAGATGCGCCAAAGTAAAAGCTAATTACCGCGCTCACTAATCCGCCCATGTAGCCAAGTACGAGGTTGATAAGCTCCATAGAGTTTTGCTCTGGCGGCATGACTGTCACCATCGCAATGTACCCGCAGAAGAATATAACCATGATTAGGCCAATCAACTTTGCCGTCCAGTCTTTCGCAAAGTGCTTACGCGCATCCTGCTTATCCTGTGTTTCAAGGGCGAACAGGTCTACATCGAGTTCTTTCATCTTGGATTCAAACTCCAACTCGGACGCCTTAATCTTGGCAAGGTCTTCTGGAGTTGCGTGCTTAACTGCTTTTTCAATTGCTTTGGGGTTGTTCTCACAACCTAGTGCGTCCGCAATCATGGACGCTGCTGCACCACCCAGTGGACCGCCAAGAGCAGTTCCTAGGGTCGGGGCGACTGCGCCTACTACACCTTTAATAATATCAAACATACCTTTTACTCCTTCGTAGCTTGGTAAGCGTTAGCACCGAAGAAGGCACCCAAGATCAAACTGGTAGCTGGGAAATAGATCGTTGCCATTGACCCAAGGATCGCAGAGGCATCTTCTAGTCCTAATAAACTAGCTATAATGACGAAGAACGGGTATCCCAACATGCCGCCGAGAACCCACCAAATCATCTTCCTAGATTGATCGCGTTGGGCGTTATCATCCTCAATGCGCATACGGCGGTCAGCAAGCATCATCTCCCGCTCTTCAGGATCGAGCTTGCCGTTGCCGTTCATATCGTACTCTTCAGCACTCACTTCTTTTTACCCATGCAGCGTTTTGCTTTCTTACACTTAGCGGGGGACGGACAACCTTTGCATGTTTTGAAAGGTGTCTTCTTAGCCTTTGATTTCGTTGCGTATGCCATGGTTATTTCCTCTTTGCTGTTTTAGCCGCTCGTTTAAAGTTGGCTTTTGTGGGTGCACCCTTGGTGCCGGGTTTGCGCATCTTCTCATTCGAGCCAGCTGCGATACGTTTCTTTTTCGCGTGGATATTCGCGTACAATCCGGGTTTTTTAGCCATTAGCATTTCCACCTTTTTCTAGCCTGCCGCAGACGAGAGTTCGGGTCTTTCGCTGCTTTCGGGAACTGTTTCATTTGTCCGGCAGAACGTGCGCAGTAGGACTTACGTCTCTTCGCCGCAGCGCTTCCCTCCTTGACCTTGCCTGTGACAGCAGTCTTGAGTTTGGAACCGGGGTTTGCTTTACGGTGTGCAGCCACGCCCTTCTTGGTCATGCCAGCTCCCGCAGAAGTCTTTCTGTAGTTGCCACCCTTACCGGTGGTTTTGCGTATCGGTTTATCGGCCATGTTCTCTCCTAATCCGCCAGTGGGTTATCCAGCGCCCGCTGGAGTTTACTATTCAAACGCTCTTCAAGTGCTTTCATGTCAGCACTTTGGGAGGTGCGTAGTTGCTCCCGTTTGTTCTCGAACCGTACCTCTGCGTCGTCGATCATCGTACGGACTTTCTCTTCAGTGTTTCTGACTGTGTCCTCAACGCGATCCGTCTGCTGTTCTATGCGTAGTATATCGTCCTTTAGGCCGTTCTTTATGTCTCGGGAGTACTCCACAGCCTCTTCAACTTTCTCAGCCATGCCGGACACTTTGGCGTCCATAATGTCCATAGCCTGTTGGTATTCGCCTAGATCAAGGTTTGCCACGGCTTCAACCTTTTGATACATGACGAAGCCCGCGTAGAGAGTACCGACCATAGAGCTAACAAAAGCCAGAGCCATAGTAAGCTGAGCAATAGAAAACCGCAGGCCAAAAGCACGCATACGTTTGTCAGGAACGCTTTCAATTCTATCAAGGGCTTCACCTAAGTCTCTATCTGCCATGTTAGTTCTCGAACTTTGCCTCTTCTTGGAGCGCCCGTAGACCCTCTAGTTCTTTCTGCAACTTCATAATCTCTAAACGACGCTGCTGTAATTCAAGCTGGTAAAGAGTGTTGCAGTTAATCCGCTCCTTGGGTTTATCCAGTGGGATGACAATTCTGGCGTAAACGCCCACATCCCGTGATGGGTTCCTAGACAAACTAAGCTCGTCGTAGGGGTTGCCGACATTGTTCAGTACGCCTGTAACGCCGAACTCTAGGTTTGTGCCTCCACCGATAGCATTCTTGCAATCCAGATTACCGGCACGAAACGAGTCCGATTGATAGCTGGTTGGCCCTGTGGGCAGCTGCAAGTTAAGCGAGCTACTGTCCGCCCACGCTGGCGACGTAATGCAAAGCGCCAGTGCAACCCGTTTTATCATGGCGTAGCAGCCTCCGTGCGAGAGCAGATTTTAGACGACACGATAGCTCTAGCGGAGTTGTCAGTGCGCAGTTTAGATAGCGAGCAGATGAACGTAGCTCTATTCTTGTCTTCATCGCGCACAAACACCTCAAACGTTTTTGTCGAGCCGTAAGGAACCCGCATAATCTTGGCCGAAGCCGCAAACGGAACAGGCTTCCACTCAGCGTCAAATACACCGACCTCGAAGTACTCCACGTCTTGGCGTGCGTTAAACATAGTCATCTTTGCAGATACCAACCCATCCACGTAAGACGGGACAAGTGGCGGGTAAGTTGGCGTCATCTCGTGCGCTGAAACCTTACCCGCTAGAAACAAAGCTGCTATGAAGAACACCTTAATCATTGAGCTATACACTCAGCTTGAACAACCGCTCGGTACGTACCACCGGGAAAAGCTCGGCCAAAACCATACGTTGCTACGGAATCAACTTTAAACCACGTGGAGCCTGCGATGGTTAAATCGAACTCGGACGTGGTGTCGTAAGTTACTTTCGCAGCATCGTAAGCAGACATTCCTGCGTCTGACACTTCTCCAACGGTTGTCGTCCCTGTCCAGTTTACAACGTCGGTGAGACTTGGACTTGTTGAGAACGACGACGGTGTTATCACACGCGCCATATAGTAATTAGCAATCGCGACATCGAACCTGATAGTAGGTTCTACTCCACCGTCGACACTTTTGGTGCTTAGCTTATCTGGTGCTGGGTTCCCGTACACGCCGTTAATATCGGTGTTAATGATACACTTTGACTGTACGTTTCCCTCGATTAACGCCTCTTCAGCGTTAGCAGCAAGCGGTATACATAATGCGGTTAGTATTAAAGGATATTTAACCATGGCTGTCCTCTCTTAGAACTTGAGTTTCTTGTACTGCTCGTCGACCATTTCTTCGTGCAGTAGTTGTTGAGCTAGTCCATTACGGAGTCCACGGGGATTGTCAGGTAGGTCGGAGTCTTTAAGGTCTGTGGTCTCTTTATAAACTCCTCCGTTTATAGACGTAGCATAATATGAATACATGTTAACAGATGTATTCATAGCGGATAATATTCTCTCTTGCGAAACGCTGTTAGCAAGGGTCAGCGCGTTCTGCGTCGCAGCCAAACCTTTCTCAAAGTTGTCTTTGCTGGCCTTCAGCTCTTCCTGCTCGATTGACTCGTCTTCCTCTTCATCCTCGTACAGCGAGGAGTCCGTGGCTTCTAGCGTCTCTAGGACAGCGTCATCGCTCATAGGATCATAAGCCTCGACTATGTTTTCAGCAGTCAAGAACTTAGTCGGGTCAATATAGCCGGGGCATATAGGGTTGGATTGAGGGTTAAAACACTCATCTATCTGGTAGGTATAAACCAGTGAGGCGTTAGCCACTTGGCCTTCCCCTTCTACTTCAATGGAACCATCTCCCCAACGACTTATGGGGATGTTGTTAACAGAAACGAGTTTGTTGATTGTATTGCCGGGAAGCCCCGTCCAGTCGTCAGTCTCGCGAAAGATGTAACCATCGCCCGTCGCGTCTTCGTTCTGCAAGTGGACTAACATACGGTCGGCTGGGTTTTTAATTGTGGTGTAGCGGTAGATCACTCCGTTGATGGAGAGACCCGGAGATGAAGGCACAAGGGTGCCCATGCTCCAAGAGAAGCCGTTTACTACAGCGTTGCCCGTCGTCCCATATGTGAAAGGATCACAGTAGGAGTAGCAGGGCCAACACGCTAAGAACGCCACCAGTACCCAAGAGGGTTTTTGTGTCGTCATCGAGCACCTCCTTAATTTCCGCTCCCGGTTGTCTATCGGGGTCGGCTTCCCATGCGGCCTTGGCGGTTGCGCCTATCAGACCTTCATATGGACAAGGAGTTCCGGCATCCATCATAGCGTCAAACACACGTTTGTCCTGACACATGACAGACACAGCGGCGACTTTCATGCCCATGTCGTATAATGTTTTTGCATTCTTTAGCTTTTCGCAGTTCATGTCTCTGACGGTAGAACCCATCGAAAGACCGAGAATTTGAGTTTGGACAGCCCCTGCAACACCGATGGTACACAGGTCTGAGTTTACACCGCCGTTAAACTGGGGCGCGATAGCAGATGGTGGTGGAGAGTTGACGTTTGTCGTAACTTCACCCGTGGTGTTCACGGTACTATCCGTCGTACTATCTGTGTAGATAACATCTACGGGTTCTTCCTGCGCGAACGCAGTGCCAGTGAAGAGTAAAAGAGTACAAGCCAGAAGTAAGCGTTTCATTTCCTTAGCTCCACCAATCGGTCGAGCTTCTCGTCCAACCGTTCGAGCCGGTCGAGAACACGGTTAATGTCGGCGTGTACTTCTGTCTTTGTAACGTACTCTTTCGCCATCTCCTCACGTGTGCGGTTGACAAGGATTTGGATACGCTGAAGCTCAGCAACATAGTTGCGTAGGATAAATCCTATGATACCGATTAATGCGGTAAGCCCGCCACTCCAAAGCATGTCCATTTCCATCCGTCACTATTCCGCCGCTACTGGCTCGTTAAATGAATCCTCTAACAACCGAATAAACGCTTCTTTGCCGACGCTGAGCTGGTCTACATTAAATCGGGCGTTACCTAGTTTGCGCTCAAGGTCTTGTAGGTGGTTAACCATGGCCACCTGTTGCTCGCTCAAGTCTTCAAGGTTATGTGTTTGGTCGTTAACAGTAATGGTTTTCTTTTCGTCTTTAGCCATTATGCTTCTCCTTTAGTTAAGTTAAATTTGGTCGGCCTGCGCAACGGCCCAAGGGGTGCCAGTTGCTTCGGCATTTTTACGTGCCACTTGTGCTTCTACCTTACCGGTACGATTAGCAGCAACGCGAGCTTTTGCTTCGTCCGCAGTTTCTTCACCTTCGATCAAACTGTCGTACACCCAACCAAGAACGGTTGCTTCAGTCAGATCATCATACGCTACGAAGCCATCAGCATCAGCATCTGGCTCAAGACGCAGCTTGCCGCCTTCGGTAGCAGTGCACTCTGTGTGAGTGTCATCAGCTGCAACGCAGCTCCAGTACACCAATTTTACGCCGCCTGAGGCGACATCTCTTTTCATGTCCGTTATGGACCAAGTTACAGTTATTGCCATCGGTATTTTCTCCTATCAGGCTTGGTTAATTTTCCAGAGCGTTTATGCGGGCTTCGAGAGCGTCTATAGTCGCTTGCTGTTCTTTAATTGCGTTTGTTAGTAGGGCCACAACGGAGGCGTAATCTACGGAGTAAGCATTGTTGTAACCGTCTGTTCCATCGTCTTCGTCAGGGTAGTACTTAACCGCAGACGGGATAACGCTTTCGACATCTTGTGCGATGAAACCCATTTTGTAGCCGTTTTTGCTTAGGTCAGTCTGCGCCTCGCCAACACTGTTTACAATTTGGAACTCAACACCTTCTAACTGCTTAACAGTGTCAACCGCGTTTTCTATCGGCGCGATGTTAGCCTTTCTACGGCGGTCAGAACTGTAATAAGTCCCCCCGTCAATGCGGAAGTTAACAGCCCAATCAGCACCGGTCGCACCCCCCCACCACGACTTCTCTTGTAGAGAAATACCGTGGACGCGGAACTCGTTATAAGTAGTTGCGTTATCGTGCCCCCACCAAGATTCGCGAGCGACTGTTATGGAAGGGTAGTTATTCCACTGTCGGTCTATGCTTATGCCCGCTTGGCCAAAGTTAACACCGCCAACGTTATCTACTGCAAATAACGCCCGCCCAGTAGTATGATCCGCCTCTTTCTGCCAAATCGTAAAGTGGTCGAATGTGTTTCGAGTAGAGTCACGACTTCCATCAGTATTCAGGACAATGTGTGTGCCGCCTTTTGACGCTATCCGGTTCCAGTAGGTATGATCGCCGTTCGTGTATCCGCCTTCAATATGGTGCCACGCGCCGATTTCGGTTGCGTACAGACTGCCGCCGTCCGGCCATGCGATTTTGGCGTGGCGGTCCACCATCCGAACCGGGCCTCCTATTTCGATGCGGTTATTGCCACCATCAACAAACAACGCATGGGTAAGGCTGTCAGACTCAACTCGGAAGTCATAGTCTTGCGAGCTTTCGTTAACAACCGTCTCATTACTTTTGACGGTCAAGAACGTGTCGTCAATGTTGTAAGCGCCGCTGCTACTGTTATCTCGACCTACTTCAAAAATAGGTCCGTGAAGAGCAGTTGATCCGTTTGATACGCGAGATACACCTAAAACAGCCGCGCCGTTGTGCATAGCTAAGCCGTTGGAACCCGTATCAAAGAAATTGGATATTTGTCCGGCGTAAGCGCCTTGAACGCTAAATAGCGTGTTTGGGGTGCCGTGTCCTATACCGACCCGATTATTACCACCGTCAACGAACAAGATATTAGCGTTGGCGTCTGACTCAACGCGGAAATCACGGTCTAACGCACGGTCGTTAAATACAAAATCACCGCCGCCGGGAGCTTCCCACGTATGCCCCCCTGTCGGGGTCGTATAGTAGTTTAGGTAATTGTCATTGAAATCAGCGCTTGTGAACTGTGTCGCGGCTGATACAGCCGCCCCTGTGTACGCTCTAAACCCTCCAGATACATGGCTGAGCATCGACCAGTCTGTAGAACTTCCCCCAGCGTGGTTCCACTTGCTAGTAGTAGTGTCCCACGTAATTTGGTTTTTGTTTCGAGACATAACTATGTTAGCCCGAACGTAACCATTGGCTTGGGTGTTCATGGCCGTTTGGAATTGGAGGTGGCCTGTGCCGCTGCCGTCGTTATTTACCGTAAACCGATGCCCAGCTTCCGACTCTGGGGAATAAAGGTAGATTGTGTCAGTATCAGCATCAACATAAAAAGCAGTAGCACGGGTTTCAGTTTCAATACGAAAGTCAGTGTTTGCAGCGGCTTGGTTAAAAGTAGATTCTCCCGCTGCCATTGTAAGGTTATTAACAAGTGTTCCTTCTGCACCTGTAGAAAAGTTTAATCGTCCTTGTCCTGTTGTAGAAGAGTCGGCAACTCCAGAAATTCTAGCAGAAACGCCGGGGGCATTAGCATCAAGAGTAGTCCAATCAATCTGACCCATTGTTTGACCGCCACCGGTAGTGGTGTCGGTGTCTTTAAAAATAAGTTGATTTACAGCTTCGCCAGAAGTAATTCCGCCATTATGGCCGTCAAGCCTTATCGAACCAGTAACGTGAAGCGCTTCTTGAGGGTCTGAAGTGTTGATGCCTGTACCTGTTCCGTCCGCTTCAACAAACAACGCATGGGTATTTCCGTTAGACTCAACACGGAAGTCAAGGTCCACACCGCGCTCATTAATAACGTACTGGTTACTGACATAGCCGTTTTGGTTGTACCGGTTTGCGTACACAGTCAGCGGCGACTCTAGTACTACCGATGCTGTCGGAGCTGTTGCGGAGCCAGTGTCAGTGCACGGAAAAGCTCCCCGTGTAACCACTGACGCAGGGTTAGGGTCTCGCGAAGTAGCGTCTACCTGCATGTACATGTAGTTACCAGTAGCGGAAGCTGCATAAATCTTTAGACTTCCGGCAGACTCAGACCCGCCACTAGCGTCCCAAACGTAGCACAGGTTTATGCCGTGGTGTTCTATCGGCATGATGTTCCAAGATTTACTCGTGGTCTGTTGCTTGAAGTTTACAATAAACTCTGCCGAACCTGTTTGCCCGGAAGTGCCGCCCGCCCCCGTAATCACCACGCGGTGCTGGTTCGTTGTGAAAGAACTAGCACTCTGAAAATCTTTCTCGTAGATGAGATGGTAATTCGAGTTCGCTCCGCCACCAGCGACCTTACGGCTCGCCCTAGACGCGTACGCAATAGGCCCATTTACATCAACCGTAGTAGTCGGGGTCGAGTCCCCAAAGCCCACGTGGCCCGTCTGGGCATCCATGAACACAGTGTACTGAGAGACCATGGACTCAACGCGAAAGTCGATGTCCTCTCCCTTATCGTTAAATATGTTTGAGCTATTACTAAATTTGTTTACGCCTTGGGTACTAGCTAGGAAGGTAATGCCCGTACCATTGGAGGAATCAATAGTTATCGGGTAGCCAGCATCTATATGGAACCCAGTGGTAGTTCTCGTGTCGTAGTCGATCCCTATTTTAGTGTAAATCGTATCGTTCGTATTGAAAGTCCAATTCACGTAGCTGTTTGTACCCACAGCGCCGCCTTTAAGGTATATCTGAGCATCAGTAGCGTCGAGTTGAATCGAACCTGCGACTTCAACAAAGTGGTACGGCGCGTTAGTTCCTATGCCTAACTTATTCGTTTCCCCGTCAACAAACAACATATTAGCGTTGTCGTTAGACTCAACGCGGAAATCAGCATCATAGCTTCCATCGTTGAAAACAATCCCAGAGGTGCTGAATTTGGCCATTTCAATGCTGCCGGAATAGGTACTGTGCGTACCGTTAGTCCGTATTTTTAAAGCACCTCCGTAGTTTTGGAGGTTAACGGACCCGCCAGTGTCCGATATGTTTATTGCGCTCGCGTTGTCGCTGCTGTGCACCCGCAAGCCCACATCGTTAGCGCCAGTGATCTGTGTTACTCCGAGAGTCGGGGAAGACCCACTCTCGTATTTTGCGCTGTTGAGGTTCGAAAAGTTATCGTCGACTTCAGTATTAGTTAGGGGCGAACCCTTACCAGCGCGTGTAGTTATCGTTGCCATGGATTACACCCCTAACTGTTTTAAGATGCTGACAAAGTGATAGTCCAAGTCACGGACATCGTGTCATCAGCTGCTTTGTTTACGACGTTAAATTTTGTGCGACATAGCATGTCACCCGAACTTGCTGCGTTGAAGATACCGGCCTCCGTGACCGCACCTGTCGCATCACCGGCTTCAAACGAAGCCTCGTAAACAACTTTCTCGTTATTAGAACCCGAGATGGTGGTTGTATCTAGTGCTTCGCGAGAACCCAAAATAGACACGAGGTCTGTTTGGCCCGCTGCCGCAGCAGTAGTTCCTGACCCTAGGGCCATGTGTGACATTGCACCCTTAGTGGTATCCTTCATGCGTGACGCAATGTACGCAAGTCCGGTATTCACGACGAGGTTTTTCAAATCTCGCGAGTCTTTGACGTTTCCGGCCTTGTCCTTCAGGACGATATTAAGCTGGCCGGAGAGCTTCAAGTTTTCGTTAATCATAACGATCTCCTTCAGAACGTAGTGGAAGCTCCGACAAAGTCTTCCGCAAAGTAAGTGAAATCAGAGTACCCCTGACTCCTCAATGACCCCGTGTCGGTGCTCGAGGTCAAATCAAGTACCACTTTTCCAAGTGCTACTACGGTCGCGTCTCCTAAAAGGGCGCTATCTGAACGAGGTCTATTAAAAGACTTAGCCAGAGTTTCGCTTGCTACAGGTATATCATAAATCTGTTTACCTGTAACCATATTTGTGCTGTCAGACGTATTTGGTGCGTCTGAGAGAGGTTTTCCTATAGCCAGAAGGTCATTATCGACGACGCCACTGGCATCGGCAAACGCCCTGTCAAAGTCGACCTGACGTTCAAAGACATCAATCGCGGCTGCGACGTCTGTTTTGATTTTTGTAAACTGCATCTCTTGGTCATCAAGAATGGAAGCAGTTCCGTCTACATCGTCGGTAAAGCTGACTGTGTCACTAAGTTGTTTTGTGCTTACTTTAGAATTAATCGCATCAGACGCCGCTGGAGCCTCTGTAAGCACTTTTCCTATTGTAAGTGTATCAATGGCCTCGGAAATGAAACCGTGGTCAGAGAGCGCCTTAGCGAAGGCTATAACGTCATCGTCAACAGCGCCAACAGGGTCAGTTGAAACTTTCTTAGCAAATAAGAACGCTTGATCGCCTGCGCTGGCTATTATCTCAGCAATAGGTTTACTGGTTGCGATAGAATGAGCTTCTGAGAGCGAAGCTGCATCATCGAACGCTGTACCAAAGTTTTTCTGTAAAAGGTCTAGTGTGGCAACAACCTCGTCTGCGGCCTTCTTCGTGAAGATAACCACGTGGTCTTCGGTGCTTGTAACTTGGTCGGAAAGTATTTTTGCAAACGCTAGTGTGTGCGCATCAACGAGTGCAGAGTCATCAAGTAATGGCTTGCCAACTGCAAACGCAGGCTCGTCTAGTGCAGTTGAGTTGTCAGACTTACCAAGGCCAGTGCCTAACGAAATGCTCTCGCTTACTGAGGGGGTTTCCCCGTGTACCTTCTTCGTGAATATAAACGCATGGTCTCCCACGCCAGAAACACTGTCGTTGAGCGCCTTAGCGAACTCGAAGTAGTACGGGTCACTGGTTGTGATGGTCTCAAAAGCGTTTTTAACAAACTGTAGACGCTCACTGTCTGTTACATAACCAGCGTCATTGAACGCTTTAATAACCCCTTTGGACGCAATATCCGTAATGTCGGCGTCGTCCAGTAGCGGCTTGAAGAAGTCGAATATAATCTTGTCTGACGGGCGTGAGCCGTCATCAATATAGAAGGTGTCAAGGAACGAAGCGAAGAGCAGGAAGTTGCCTAGCTCCGCTTTTACAACGTTTTGGTTAATGTTTACCGAAGTTTGCGTAAGTACGTTTAGCTGCTCAAACTTAGCAGATAACGCATTAACAAGCTCGACAGACCCTAACTTCACGCAAAGTCCTCCCGAATTTTGAATTTGAGTTTATCGAACAATGTCTCACGGACACCGCTGCTTCTAACAACCTCAATCTCACCTTCGTAAGTACCAGCATCTACCTCTAGGTCTCCAACACTCCACTGGAGTACAGCGACACCTGTATCTGCCGTCTCAGGGTTAATGAAGAACTGTCGAGAGAACAAAACGCTTTCAGCGCCCGCTTCTCTGAAGTGCAAAGTAACTGTAGCACTGGTCAAGTCGACCGGTGCGTTATCATCTTCGTTCGTAAGGGTTACACGAATCTGTGGACCGGTATCTCCTTGAACGTATTTAAATATCTGTGCCATTAAATCCCCCTGCGAACGCTGGCTTTGTCAAACCCAACCATCTTGGCCCGAAGACTAGCGCCGCGTGTGTCACGGCCTTTAGCGTCGGTGGCGTGCTTGTAGAATTCGGACTTGTAGTAAGCCGCAAGTTCAGGGTTGGTCCATTCTTTGCCGGGGATTATCGCTAAGCGAAATATAGCCCCACAAGCGATTGAGCGACCGTACGATTCAAAGATAAAGTCCTCCACGCCTGTAGCTGACAAAGATGGTTTAATTACACCGGTACCCTCGAACTCGTACTTGCCGTCGGGGGTTGGGTAAAACCTAATCTGAGAGTCTTGGTAGATACTAAAAGACATGGGACGCCCGTTGGCTACGCCGCTGGGCAGGTCGAAATGACGGTCTGACACACGGTTTACCGCTGTCCCGTTTATATAAAGGACTAAAATGTCCTCCAAAACAGAACGAGTGGGCACCTCGACTTCGTACTCAGAAGTATTTCTACTCGTGTAGTCCTTATCAATGTCATAACGCCATATCTGACTGACCGCACAAAACTCAGCTGCCGCTTCTTGCAAGTGAGTTTCGATGATTATTTCCGGGCAGCCCGGAAGCAGGGGCTGAATATACGGAAGGAAATTAGCCCATGCTACTGCCATATTAAGTCACCGAACTCATGTTAGACGGCGATACTGCCGAGTCTACTTGGTTTTTAGTGGCCAGAGCTGCGTTAAACGCCCCGTAAGCTGCCTGCGCACGTTGCTCATTCGCACCGTATTCAGC